GAGCCGCGCCCAGATAAGGACGCGTTTGACCTCGGCACTGCGGCGCACTCGTTGCTGCTGGAGGGCATCGACAAGGCGACCATGTGCCCGTTCAACGACTGGAAGACGAACGCCGCGAAGGACGCGCGCGCCGCGGCCAGGAGGGCCGGCAAGATCCCGATGCTGCCCGGCCAGTACGAGGTGACCATGATGATGGTCGAGGAGGCGCAGCGCTTCATCGAGGCCGGCCCGTTGCGCGGTCTGCTCGAGCGCGCGAAGGCTGAGCACTCGATGATCTGGCGCGACGACCAGTTCCGGATCAAGTGTCGCGGCCGGCTCGACCTGCTGGACCTGAAGCCGCCCGGCGCCACCGGCCCGGTGATCTTCGACTACAAGACCACGAGCGCCGAGAACCCGGGCGAGTTCATCCGCGGCATGGCCGGCAACGGGTATGACACGCAGGCCGAGCTCTACACGCAGGGCCTCGCCGCGCTCGGACACCCGGGGGCGCGTTTCATCTTCATCGTGCAGGAGACGGCCGCGCCGTTCCTCTGCTATCTGGTCGAGCCGTCGAACATCATGCGCGACCTCGGGCTGGCCAAGATCTCGCGCGGCATGCGCCTCTGGGCGGACTGCCTGCGGTCGAACCGCTGGCCCGACTACCCGCCCGACGTGTTCCAGGCAGACCCGCCCATGTGGGCCATCAAGGAAGAGGAGTCCATGCTGTGACGTTCACCTTCAAACCCGCCGTCCGTGAAAACGTCTCGCTGCTGATCGGCCTGGCCGGCGGCACCGGGAGCGGCAAGACCTTCACCGCCATGCGCCTGGCCGCCGGCATCGCTGGTGGCAAGCCGTTCGCGCTGATCGACACCGAAGCGGGGCGCGGCAAGCACTACGCCGACCAGTTCCGTTTCGACCACGGCGACCTGGCCGCGCCGTTCTCGCCTGAGCGCTACACCGAGGCGATCATGGCCGCCGACAAAGCCGGTTATCCGGTCATCGTCGTCGACAGCATGACGCACGTCTGGGCCGGCGACGGCGGCGTGCTCGACTGGCAGGAGGCCGAGCTCGACCGCATGGCCGGCCAGGACTGGAAGAAGCGCGAGGGCTGCAAGATGGCGGCCTGGATCAAACCGAAGATGGCGCACAAGAAGATGGTGCAGCGCCTATTGCAGATCCGCGCGCACCTCATCCTGTGCTTCCGCGCCGAGGAGAAGGTCGAGATCGTGCGCGAGCCCGACGAGCAGGGCCGCATGAAGACCAAGATCGTGCCGAAGCAGTCTCTGACCGGCCTGGAAGGCTGGATCCCGGTCTGCGAAAAGAACCTCCCCTTCGAGCTGACGACTTCCTTCCTGCTGCTGGCCAGCCAACCCGGCATCCCGAAGCCGATCAAGCTGCAGCACCAGCACCGCGCGCTGTTCCCGCTCGACCAGCCGATCAGCGAGGAGTCCGGCCGGCGCATCGCCGAGTGGGCCAGTGGCGGAAAGGCGCGGCCTGAGGTTCACGCCGCCGACCCGGCCACCACCGAGCGCCGTGCCCGCATGGTTGCCGACTTCGAGATCCTCTGCCGCGAGGAAGGCCAGGCCGCATTCGTGGCGCGTTTCAAGGCGCTTTCGAAGGAAGACAAGGCGCTGATAGGAATCGCCGAGCGCGACCGCATCGCGCTGCTGAACCCACCAAAGACCACCGAACCCGCCACCACCGAGGAACACGCCTGATGAACGCCCCCACCGCAGAGCACGCCGACGAGGTCGCGTCCGAAGTTGTCGACCGCGCGGAAGTCGTCAACGGCAACGCCATCGTCCGCTATGACCGCACCGCCGCCGCGCTGGCCGAGCTGAAGGCACGGCTGTCCGGCGCGAAGTACGACCTGACCACAACGGCCGGCGATCGTGCCGCGCGCGCCGCACGGCAGGAACTGGTGGCGCTGCGCACGTCGCTGGAGCGCAAGCGGGCCGAGTTCAAGGCGCCGGCCCTGGCCTTCGGCAAAGCGATCGACTCCGAGGCGGCGCGTCTCAAGGCCGAGATCATCGCCTTGGAGGAGCCGATCGACGCACAGATCAGGGCCGACGAAGAGCGCCGCGAGAAAGAGCGGCAGGCCAAGGCGGCGCGCATTGAGCGGCTGCAGGCCGAAGTCGAGGCCATCCGCGCACAGGCCGCCGCCGGCGCGTTCGCCGACTCGGCCGACGAGATCCGCGCGCTGCTGGCGGCCTGCGAGGCGACCGATGTATCGGAGGCCGTGTTCGCCGAATTCGCCACGCCTGCGCGCCTCGCGAAGGAGCAGTCCGCCGCGGCGCTGCGCCAGGCGCTGGCCAAGCGCGTCGAGTTGGACGCCGAGGCTGCGCGCATTGCCGCGGAACGCGCGGAGCTGGAGCGCCTGCGTGCCGAGGCCGCAGCGCGCGAGCAGGCCGAGCGGGAGCGGGTCGAGCGCGAACAGGCAGCGGAGCGCGAGCGCCTGGCCGCCGAGCGCCGCCGCCTGGACGAAGAGCGCGCCGCTGAGCGCGAGCGCGAGCGGGCTGCGCAGCTGGAGATCGAGCGCCAGCAGGCGGCCGCCCGTGCCGAGCAAGAGCGCATCGACCGTGAGGCCGCCGCAGAACGCGCGCGGCTCGACGCCGAGGCCGCCGCCGCGCGCCGTGCTGCGGAAGAGGCTGCAGCCCAAGCTCGCGCCGAGGCCGACCGCCTGGCGCGCGAGGCGCGCGAGGCCGAGGAGCGCAAGCATGCGGCCGAGTTGGCCGAGCTGCGCCGGCGTCAGGTTGAAGAAGCAGAGGGCGCGCGCCGAGCCCAGGCTGAGCGCGACGCCGCTGCCGAGCGGGTGCGCCAGGCCGCGCCGCTGATGCTCGACACGCTGCGCACGTTGCAGTCGACGGTAGCCGCCGATTCCAGCGACCGCACGGCCATCGACAAGGCCATCAGCGCGGCGACGGGTGAGCCGGTGAACAGCACCGGTCAGTACTACGCGCCGACCGGCGCCTTCATGAACGCCGACGGCACGCGCAGCATCTTCGATGACGTCGACGATGACGGCTCTGATCCTGCAGCGCCACCGGCCAAGACGGTACGCCGCAAGACCGTCCGCACCTGATCACCGAGCCGCCCGCAAGCGCGGTGACTGATGCAGCAGCCCGGGGACACGGGGCTACCGAACTGCATCACAGAGCCCGGGGTTGCGACCGGGGCGGTTCTCCTTCACCACTAACCGAAAGGCACGCATGTTCCAGATTCTCGAATTCACCGAGGCCCACCTGGCGACCCTGACGCCACGCTCCGAACGCCATGGTGACGATGACAAGCCCGCCGTGTCGATCGGCCTGGAGATCACCGGCCCGAACACCATGCTCGACAGCATCGACCCGACCATCCGGCAGGCGCTGTACAAGGCTGTCGACGATCAGCCGGATCTGGAAGGCATCGAGCAGTCCACGCCGGTGCTGCGCTGCAACTCCATCGACCGTGTGACGCTGCCGACGAAGCACGAGGGCTGGACGCTGCAGGTGGACGACGGCATCGACAACACCGACCCGATGACGTTCGGCTCGGCCAAGGTCGACAAACTGAGCGTCGAGCCGAAGCCGGGCGGCAGCATCACGCTCCGTTTGCGCGTGGGCACCAGCGACCTGGATGCGGCCCGCAGCGGGTTCCTGGGCATGCACGTGGGCCAGTCGGTGTGGATCACGCTGACGGCGCCGAAGCCGGGCGAGCCGGCGATCGACGGCACCACCCAGGCCTTCCATAAGGATCACCCGCTGTTCGATCAGGCCGGCGAAGGTGACGACGGCGCTGACGACGAAGGCGAGGCCGGCCAGGATGACGACGGGCCGATCCTGGCTGCGGACGATCCGCCGAAGCCGAAGCGCCGCGGCAAGGCGAAGGGCAATGACGCGACGGCGGAATTTATCGCGCTCAACCGGGCCGCGGGAGCGCACTGAGATGCGCGCCATGAGCGAGGCCATCGAAGGCGCCGCAGCCTTCACCGACTTCCGCGACCGGCTGCTGGGCGACGAGAAGCGCCGTCAGCAGGTCACCATGCCGGCCGGTGTTTCGCTGGCAGACGGCCCGCCGCTGGGCTCCGACCGCCAGCCCGGCGAGAACCGCGCCGATCACCGCGCACGTCTGAAGCGTGAGCGCCGCGAGGCGAAGCGCGTGAAGGTCACACCATGAAAGCCGTGCCGATGGACCCGGATCAGAAGCGCCTGAAGGACGCGCGCGCCGAGATCGAGGCAGTTCTCAAGCGCCACGACATCGCGGGCTTCGTCTCCCTGCACGGCCGGAACTGGGGTGAGGTGTTCTGGAACATCTGGCCGACGTACTCCATCCTGACCGGCGACTTCCCGGCGATCCGCATCAAGTCGAAGGCGGCGGACTACCGCGGCGACACCGCCCAGCAGGTCGCCGACCAGGCGCAGACCGCGCAGATGGTCCATCACCTCGCAACGTCGATGGGCGGCTGTGCGGTGCAGTTTCTGGAACTGGCCGGCATCGTCAACGCGGCCGTGAACGCAGAGCACGTCGATCTCGGTTTCAAGCCGGACCCCAGCAAGTCGAACCCTGGAGCGCACTGACCATGACCCCAGCCGAAGAAGCCGCCATGCACCGCACGCACGCTGCCTACTGCCGGCAGCAACAGCAGGCGCGCGAACGCGAGCAGCGGCACAACCTTGCGCGGCAGTGGCGGCTTGATGCGATGGACGCCGAGGCGAAGGCGGCTGCGTGTGAGCGGCAGATGCAGCCGGCCGCCAAGCGGTCGCCTCAAGCAACCCTGGCTTTTGCTTTCAACGAGCAGGATGGACGAAATGCGGACTGACCAAGGGCGGGCTTCTGGTGTTGGAGCGACTGACCCCACCGCAGCCCTCGTAGTAGCCCGAGAGGCGC